CATAAACTTTGCATTAGGAACAGTATATGAAAAGAAGTCATACAAGTCTCTTGCAAGTCCATCATCACAATGAACCTTCATGAAAACTTCGTTAACTCTTTCTACTCGAACTGAATTAGACATAAGGTTGACCACAATACCAGTTAACCAAAACTTTTCGAGTTCCTCTAGTAACAGGTGTTACTTGATGATATAAAAAAGATGGGAAGATGATAACACTACCTCTTTCTCTTGCAGAAAATGGTGCTGAACATATACATTGTTCAATATCTATAACAGGCCTTCCAGTATCAATTTGCATTCTATCAAATTGTCTCTGTGGTTCTAACCACTGGAAATGACCACCTTCATAATCATCAGGATCGGATAATTGGACTGTCATACTTAATTTTCTTATACACCCATTGTCATAAGTCTCAGGGCCTGAATCCGTATGCCAAGTATAAAAGTCTCCTTTAGGTTTCTCATTGTCTGCATGATAAACTGTGTATTGGGTATTTTCTTTGTAATCAAAATTATGTTGCCAACCTGTTTCATCATTTGCTTGACAAGTAAGATCATAAATTTTTTGAGTAATGTGTGGTGGCATAGTTGCATCTGTAAACCACTTTACAGTAGATGTTCTGATTGAATCATCTTGATTTCCATGACCAGTATCTTTAGGTGCATCTGTATCAGTATTGTCTTTACCTATCCTACCTTCTTGCACCTGTAATTGCAACGAAGCTCTATCGATTTCGTCACATTCTTTAGGAGTAAAGGCTGCTGATGCAAACCAAATATATTGAGGAAGTATCATTTAGGTTCCTGCCATGAACTTACGCCATTCAATCGTATTCTTAATTGTTTGGTGTCTCCATGTTACATTCTGTAGACATTCTTTTAGGTAATCGACTGTTACCTTGAGATATTCAATTTTTGCATTCATTTCTTGTAGGTCTTTATCTGCATTAAACCAATAGTGCATATCTGCCTTTAAAGGTGGTTTTAATCCATCAAAAGGATCAGGTTTAAAACCAAGTTTTACTCTTCTTTCTTCATCCAATTCACCTCTATACCACATCCATTTATCCTTTAAAAGGGAATTATATCTGTGGGTATACTGTTTTAACAACAGTGTTTTGGTTGATAACAAGTCTGAGTATTTTGCGTGTAGTCTAGGAACGACTAATGAGGCTTTATCGAGTTCTATATCATCGATTTCACAATCAATAGACCATTCCTTTTTGATTTCATCAAGTGTCATAATATATACCTATTATACCATATAATATAGTATTTATGAAGATGATTTATGAGGTATTTGCGATGTCGTAATAACTAAATCTAAAGGTTACACTACTGGTAACTGGTTCTGCATCTGCACCTGATTGAAGTTCTAATGCACCCAATGTAAGTGGAAAACAGTCATGAAATCTGAAAAATTTGTTTGGAATGTTTTTATTAGTGTTCATAACAAGTGTAATATCTGAATATTGTTCCATTCCAGCCTTCTTATTTGAAGTGACATTAGTAGATGTTGAGGTTCCACCAACTAGATTACTATAAGCAGAAGTGTCTTTAACTGGAACTATTGCATCCATCCAGTCATACATTTCTTTAAAGTTTGCTAAATCTTCGTCCACTAAGAAGGTTATATCAAGTGTATCGAAAGTTATCTTATCGCCGGGAAAATACCCATCTAGACCGATTCTACTGGACATTATAGTCTCATTCATCGTAAGGCCGGGTATATTTACAGTTTGAACATAATATTCAACTGTCGGGATTCTATCAATTAATAACCTAAAATTATTTTTATTAAGAATCGATTTGTTGATTGTTGCCATTATTTGCCTTGTCCCCGATATGCTTTATGATTTTTTCGTTTGTTTTTGTTCATGGTTGACATACTAATCTTGGTTCTCCTACCTCTTCCACCTCGTCCTTGCGAAGTGCATTTTTTCGTAGCCCAAGCTTTTCTATTAATCCACCCAAATGCCATTACCAACCTTGTTATTTCTTATACTCATACATCTATTTATGTATGAGGGGCTTTTACACCCCTCATCATTTTTATTTTTGGTTAACAAATTCGTTCAACTGTTGTGCAACCGTAATAACATCCCCAGCAGAAAGTTCTCTTACTGGTAAATCTTTTTTCCTATCGGGATGATTATCGTTGTGTGCATATACAGAGTCGACTTCTCTTTGAAGATTACCTTCTAAAAGACCTTGTGCTTGATTAAGCAAGTCTGCACGAATTTCAAAACCTGATTTTGAATCAGACATGATTTTCTCCTGTGTGTATGTGTGTTAATGGGTTATCTTTTGACTTCCCTATTAGTATATAGTTGACAATGCGTATCACTTTTTCGTATAATATGTGCATACGATTGAGAAAGTCAGTTCTATAGAAACTGGTTTGTGAAACAAGAAGTTTCCAAAGATGGTCGGTTGTTGGGTTCATGATACATAACAACTGTAAACGAAATCCACTTCTTTCTCAATTACGGTTACGGATAATAAACGAAGTATTAGAAATTCGAAAGTTGGGAAAATATGGGACAACAAGTAAACGAAAAAGGAATGCAGAAACCTTGTTAAAAATTAATGAGTAAAAAGGGAGCCTCGTAATGAGGCTTTCCTTGTATTAGAGCGAAAAAAAAGGGACTCCGAAGAGTCCCTTGAAAACATAATCTATAATATATTAAATAATATAAAAACTGTTTTAAGTTAGGCTATTGCTAACCTTACAGAATGTTGCTTACAGCCATTTTTCTGTAATACTGGTTAGTTGCTGCTGTTGCCATTCCATTAGCTGGAGTCGCACCCACGAATGGGTTAGAAACCATGCCATACCTAGTCTTGAAACCAATCTTAGGTTGGAAAGTGTTTTCCCCAACTGCTCTCACCATTTGAAGTGGAACATATGGGCAGTAGAAAATACCAGCATCATAAGGATTACTTCCGCGATAACCAACAGTCATGTAATCAACACCAGCATAAGGGTCGATATAGACTTTAACACGCCCGTTAAGAACACCAGCAAAAGTATTGCCAGTATCATCAACATTAATGTTAGTTGATAACGCAGGAGCGTAATCTAAAACGCCTGCCATTGAAAGAGCGGATGCAACATCAGAAGAACATAGAATAAAGTTTCCTTTACCTCTACGAGTTTCTTTTGCTATTGTATTACCTTCTCTTTCGATTTGGAACAACAATCCTTTAAATTTCTCAACAGACCATCTTCCGTTAGCGTCTACATCAAGGTTAAAAGTTCCAGCTACGGCTGTTGCGGCTGCACCAACTTTTGCTTGAATGTTAACATGACGGACTACTTCACGATTGATTTCTGCTAAGATTTCAGAACTAAGAATGTTCGCTAATTCTGATTCTGCGTCAAGACCGTGGATTGCTTTAAGGTCTTGGGCTAATTCGAGTGTATACTCAGCTTTTAATGCTCTTGATTTTGCAGTAACAGTTGCTTTCTCTATTGTGAAAGCCATTTGTGCAAATCCGTTTGATGCTTCTACATCACCTAATGCTTCCGCACTAGCTGTAGACATACCAGTTCCAGTCGTATCTTCATAGTCTGGTGAACTTGTATCAAAAGGATCACTAATGTTATCTGAACCTAGACCGTCAGCAGTAGGGTTAGCAGAGGCTGAATAACCAGTTCTTGCTTCGTTGAAAAGAGCTTCTGATTTAGATTCTCTTCCTACTGATGGATAGTCGTTATATCTTGCTTTCATAGCAAAGATAAGTCCAGTTGGGCCTGTCATCGGCTGAACACCGCAAATGTCGTATGCAACGAGATTTGGCATAGCTCTACGCACTAATGAGATCAAAATCGGATCCCAGTTAGATATTGCAGAACTTCCAGTAGCATTTAAAGGTGCAGCTTCTTCCAAGGTAGAGCGATCTTCATTGAGAGCTTTCTCTTGGTTTTCTAGGATTACTGCTGTTACAGCACGCTTGTAGTTATCTTCGATCTTTGGAAGATCGGAGTGTTCTAGAATCGGCTGCCACTTTTCCTGTAAGTTTTCTGATAAAAACATTACTTGTTTCCCCTTAAATTAAACCTTTAAAAAATTATAAAGGCTTTAGTTTAGAAATTGCTTCGGAATATTTTGCAATGGTAGGGTCTAGGACAGGAGATGATGCTTCATCTTCAAATGTTCCAGTTCCTTCCTCTACTTTAGTTTCCTCAGCTATGTTATCACCCTCGGATTTACCGAAATAGGCTGCTTTAACTTCACTTACTTTCTCTGCGAAATCTGTTCCGTCTTTGTAGTCTACTCCGTCTGCGAGTGATTCCATTTTCTCTTTTTGTGACTCAGAGAGGTCTTCACAGGCTTCTCTGATTACATTTGATCTCTTGATTTGGTCTAACTCTTCGGTTACATCCATATTCTTTTGGACTTCACCGTCAAGTTTTTGTTCCATATCATCGAGACGATTTGCGAGTTCATCAATAACATCATACTTATCTTCGGGAACTTCAACATAATGTTCTACGAACAATGCTTTCAATCCTTCAATAAAGTTTTCTGTCATTTCCGATCTCAAACCCCTTTCGATTGCGAGTTCGTTTTCTTTCGTCCACTCTTCCGCACAATAAGTTAGATACTTGTCAACATTTTCTGCTAATTCGTCTTTAACTTTATCTACTGAGGTTTTAATTTCTTCTGCTTGAGCAGCTTCCAACTCTTCTTTAATTGCAACAACTTTACTGTTAATTGCAGCTTTAAAGATAGTTTGTGCTTTTTCAGCATTTTCATCGGATAGCTCAAGTGCTTCAGAGATTGCTTTTAGGTCGTCTTCTACTTCAATCTCTACTAAATCTGCTTCAACTGTCGCTGGTGTTTCTTCGTCTACTGATTCTTTAACTTCTTCTTCTTCTTCTTTAGAATTAAAAGATTCTGCGAATTTTAAGACATCTTCTTCGTCCATACCTTTTAAGGTTTCAACGATCTTTCTAGCGACTTCTGCTTTTGTCAAGGACTCGTCTACTTCATCTTCGGACATTGTTCCGAATGTTTTTTGAAGTTGCTCTTTGGTCATTTCCTTCATAGTGTTGACGATAGCCTTGATAGATTCCATTTTTGAAGGTGCTTTCTCTACGATTGCATCTTCGTCTTCGTTATCTTCTGTTTCTTTGAGTTTCTCACCTTTCTCAGGAGCAGGTGCATCTTTGTT